TGAAGCACTACAAGGTGCTACACTCCAGTTTCGCATACTCTCACATTGAGGAGTGTATGCTGTACTACGACCGTCGATCTAAGTCGAATGTCGTACCGCCGAGCCTTGAACCTTACGTTCAAGGTACGCACAACTTGTATCTGAAGCAGATAGCAAGTTGTTTGACACTTCGGAAGGCCGGTTCCCGGCTCTCCAAAGAAGTAGAGCCCTTCCTCCTAGAGGATGGGTTCTTTAATCTTTCCCTCGATTCCGCGGGATTAGATTCTACTCCTATAGAGGATGCCCTCTATAAGGATGATCAAGATCATGAGGAATCTCATGACGATGATGACGTGCCCGTGTATCAGTCAACTGATTCACGCGCTATCTACGAAGACCCCTTTAGGGTCCTCGCAGGTTATGCTTTCGCCTCACAGTACTGTGAGGGGAAGCCAAAAGTTAACATCTGGCCGGGGGGTACCCACCGGCTCCAGGACAAGATCACTCCTGCTCTATGCAACAGTGATCGTAAAAACGTGACTTGGTTCACCAAGATCACGTCTCATGAAGAGAAGATGTATCTCCTCTTCAATCACACCCACTGGGGCCATAGGCTCCAGTCGGCTCGCCATGCGGCGAAAGGCGTAGACCCCCTTCGGGGTAACTTCGCCAATACACTCTTCAGGAGAATCTCATTCTTCCTGAGAGGACGACACGACCCCATCTGGACAGATGAGGAAGTCAGCGCAATGGCAGATTACTCTGAATTGCGTAATAAAACCTACAGGGCACAAAGGTTCCTTGAGGTTCTTAAAACCGTGGATGGACTTTTCCTCCAACGGTTTCTCTCCTACCCAGAAGAAATCTGGACGTGGGAGAAATTCGATTTGTTTGTCTTACAAGCAATATCGATCTTACTCACCGACGAGTTTATCGACGGTGAGGTAACTGACTTCTCGCTTGACGAGCAAGTCACGCACTACGAGGAACTGAAAAGATCTCGTAAGTGGTTCAAAAAGGTAATACACCTGGATGAACCGGTATCAGGATTAGATACCATAAATGACGTACCCCGTTGGGTACAGTCATTTCTCCGACCGGCGTGGGAACGCGCGGTTAGGCATGAGGGATTCTCAAGGCTTTACCTTGCAGGAACCCTGTCCCAGACGCGAGGATCTGGGACACCACCCCCTTTGGTCGTCTTACGATCAAAGAGGAAGTTCATTCTGTCGGTGGATAGTCCACCCCCAGAAGTTACGCCAACGCAACAGGCTCTTTTCGAGGTTGCGATGGATGATGTGATAGGGGAAATCCCTGATCACATCTTTACAGGGCTGGACACGAAAGCTCGTGTCACAGTCACAGGCGCAGCCTGTTGGGAAGCCAACAGGCGCGAGGGCGGAACCGCCCAAGCCGTACTAGACCTTATGGCTAAGTACGAGAACATGCCCATTCCCATAAGGGACATGGACACTGGAAAGATTGTCTCCTTCAAGACGAAGGAGCAATTCGAATCAATAGGCACCGCGGTTTTCCACGCGTGCCTAGACGAGGTCCTCCACACTTCGGTGGAGGATCTGCGAAAGGTTCATCTTACAGTTGTAAGAGAACCTAGCAAGGCCCGTGTCGTTACAAAGGGCCTCGCAGCTTTGAAGATTGTGCTAGACACAGTCTCAAAGATATGCTCTTATCCCCTTAAGAAGGGAATCAAGAGTTCTGGATCCGGGATGGGGAAATCCCACCACGGATGGAATCTCTTCAAGGACTTTTCCTCAGAAGAGATGTATAACCTCCTTTTCACGGAAGACCGTGATAGGAGGACTGAAGACACGTTCAATGATCACATTGATCGTGTATGTCGCTGGCAGGACCTATGGTTCTGCAGCACTGACTACCAAGAGGCAACTGACCGAATGGTACACGCATTTGCCCGCCGAATAGCGGACAAATGGATGAGGAAGTGTGGAATTCCACCACTTCTTCAAGGCATAGTTCTCGGTGTGTGTTTCCAACCGAGAACTGTTTACTTTACGGCCACTGGGCCGTTAAGTAAGCTTGGTCACGCGGTCGATGACCAAACAAGACGCTGTACTCTGTATAGAGGCGTCTTAATGGGGGATCCCTTAACGAAGGTGATCCTCCATTTCTCGAACATTGTATCGAGACGTATCGGGGAAGGCATAGCCTCCGGCGATATCTTTCGGCACTTCAGAAATGCTTCTGAGTGCTCGGAATCATATCTGAGAGGAATCTCAGACGTGATGAACTCTACTTTAGGATTACCCTAGAGTAGTTATAACACAGGGCTCCTATTGGAGCGACCAT